TAAATCAGCTTCGCAGCTGCAATAGCGCGAGACATTAAAAAATTCCCCGAAAAACCGCGCGAACTCGTCCGGGACTCCAATAGTCCGCGCTTTGGTCAAATAGGTACACGTCATTGAGTGCATCAGCAATATCTCCAGCTTCGTAATTACTACATTTGTGAACGATCTGTAAAACCCGAGCGCGGAGCAACGTGTATTCCTGAAGGGCATCCACTAATTGTTCATAAACAAAAACATCAGAACCGGGACGAGCTACAAGGACCATACGGCCGCCGAAAACAACTCAACGTAACGAGCACGCTTTGTAACAAACAACTTAAGTTCACCATTGCGAGTAAATTTCTGAGCATCGAGGTACAAACCGACACACACCAAATCGCCAGACTTAATATTGTCCGGAATCAATTTCTTACCAGTCTTCGCATTAAACGGAACGTACTCAATACGTTCTACATAGCCAGGCTTGTCTGGCGTATCTTTCGAAACACGAACCAACAAATACGAACGGTATTCGTCCGAAGACAATCCCTCAAAAACTCCAATAACTTGACTACCTAACGCCACTTCAGCTCCTTAATCGTTGAAATTAAGAAGGCCAACCTTAAGACCTGCGAGCGGCCCGTCAAATGACGGAACGTACATTATCGGCGTTTGACCTTCGCAAAAAAACTTAGCATCAAGCTGTGACAAAATCAACGACACTGCCTCATCAGGAGTTTCAACAACCTCAACAACAGATTGAGGCTGTGATCCTTTGCCTACTCGGTAGGACTGCCTGTAGTTATGTAAACCTGAGCCCAATCCCTTAGAGACGTACAAATAGTTAGAAAGGGCCCGACCATTTGTATTGTCCTCAGGAGCACCAACAAAGCCATGTCCCCACACACAACCTATACAAAGTAGTTCACCTACCCTTGGAACGTCGGCGCGCTTACGAAGCAAATTAGGGGTCGCACAACGCCTACAAACTTCAGTCATCATGTTCCAGTCCCACCAACGAACACACATATGCAAATGCAAACGGCCACGACGGGATCCCCACTCGGGAACCCACAAATACGCGTCGCAATCTGGATCAATTCCTACAGCTGCAAAAGCACGATCAAGCCGCCTAAAAAAATTGTGCATGACGGCGCTCAAATCATCGACACCGGGAACATCACCTCGAAAAGTAAAAGTAATCATTTGATCCAAGCCGTTGTGAACGTTATACCTCCGAACAGCACTCTTAGCCCGGCGAAGCGAACGAGCAGGGTTATCATTATCAACCTTTGAACCTGAAGTAGCAACATGTCGAACAAAAGCAATCTCGCCAGATCGCTGAACAGGAACAGGAACTATAGAAACTTCACCACAAGTTGGCCAAACCCTAAGAGAATAAAGACCATCAGTCATAAAACGGTCGAATTGTGTCCCTAAATCAAGTAATAGTGAATCGCTCAAAATTTCCCCTTAAACAAATGCCTACCGGCGGTCTCCGCCTCGCTCCGCTCGTTGGTTATACGAGAGACTTACGGAGTCTGCGAATCACAACAAATGCGACAATCGGCAAAACCACAACAGCAACCAAGAACGGATACCAAAGCAAATTCAACAAAACAACGAAAGGCGAAAATAAAGTTCTAATCACCTCCACCACCAGAAAACGGAGTCAGGCCATAAATGTAGCGACCAACGCGAAACGCCAAAATAGGCGTATATAGCGCAAATACGGCTACAACCAAATGACCAAGAAATGCAACAGGCAAAAACTGATTAAGCCAGGCAAGATGAGCAAAAAACGAACTATCGACAGTAGCGGCCAAACCATCAAGAAACGAACCAGTACCGGAAGGAAGCAAGTTAATAATAGATGTCAACAGACCCAAAAAAATGTTAACTATAAACGAAATAATCAACTTGACTCACCCGAATTTGAATCAACTTCGACACTAAATTTCTCTGTAAAACCAAACCAACGCATAGCCAAGCGAAACGCCAAAAGAGCCAAAGCAAGCTCTTCAAGGAAATACAACACAGGTTTAAAACCAAACAGATCCATAAAAGCAGAAGTATCTGAACGATAGCCCGGACAACCCGAGGCCACAGGCAAAGTCACACTCCAACTAGTAACAGATGATCCGACATATTTAGTCAAACCTCCATTGCTAAATGGTGCAAACGACGGAGCGTCACAGACATCACCGTTTGTGGCAGCCGACTCAAAACCAGAAGCCAAATTAGTTACATCAGTAACCGTAGAAGCAACCCATGAAAACGGAAGATGAGACTGTAAAGCCGAGGTTACTCCACCGGCATAAACGCCGGCATGAATTGTACCGTCAGCCAACGTATAACCCGGCTCAAGAAAATACCGAACATAACAAATTGCACTATTAAAAATTGCCTGAGCATCGGTCAACGGATTCCACGAAATATTGGGAATACAACTCGACAAATCAACTGCACTGCCTACAGAAACAGGAACACTAGATACAGAAGTAACAGCTGACAATACGTCAAAGCTTTCCAAAGTTCCGTCATCAAACCAACCGAAATCATCGTGACACCACAAATGCCAATTTGCCAAACTACTAACAGTCTGAGTAGAAACCGCATTTACTGGGAGAGTGTACGAATCGGCATCTTTCGTAGAACCGCTATATGCAAATGCAAAAGATTTACCTAATAGCGTTAATGAATCGGCATAACCGCCAATATTTGAACCAGCCGCATCTGAGCGAGTCACCACAAATTGATCGTCTAACCCTCCCGCGAGTATTTTAAGTGCGATTTGGGGGACGTTCGAACGCAACGATGGCACACCCAAAACCGTATTTACAAAACACGGATCAGGATCAGTGCCCGGAGAATACACCAACGACACTTGATATTCGTTTACGGAGGAAACCTGGAAAACTTCAGTTGTATTAGCCGGAAAATATTGACCAGGCCCATATGAACAAACTCCATTACAAGTGCGAAAGTTGTAGGCGATCCATGTGCCAGTGGAATCTGCGCAAAACGGCGCACAATTATTAGAAACGTTGATCGTAAAAGACGTAACCGACGCAGAACCACCCTGCAACGTGAACTCGTAATAAGCACCTTGATATGAAACTTGACCCACAAAACTGCCTCCGTTAGGAGCAACGCCGTTATTGGAAACACAACTAATAACCCATTGAGTAGGGTGAACCGTTTTCACACCATTAGAGGCCGTACTAATAACCGACGCAAAGCTAGGGGCCGGATCAGTAATTGCACAACTAAAGGGAGAATTGGGCAAAGACGAGAAACCGTCAGCGGAGGCTGGGGAAGCTGTAAACAACAATGCTACAAAAACAACAGCAGAAGCGAAATTACGCACTTGTGACCTCGGCGCGGTGCGCCTGACGGTCACAAGAGCAAATATGACGCTTGCGAGAACCACCACAACCCATACAAACGCCAATGTCATCGACATGATCTAGAAGTGAAACAGAATCAAGCGTTGAATACAAATATTGGTCGTCGTGCCACGGCCGCCAATACCAATGAGATTCGAGAGGCCTTAAGGTCTTCGTGACGTTCACCGAAAACTCCTCAAAAGCCTGAGCATCGTAGGTGCGATAACGGAATAACGAATTCGACGGCCACCGGGGAGAACGCTTCACAGGCCTCCCATCAATACCTATTGCTCTCGGCGCATACGGCTTGTACCAAGGAGGAACACCGAAGTCCCGAACATACCGATCAGGAACAAAACCCTTACACAAAGTAACTCGTTGTGTCACCTCCCGGAGAACAGTATCTGCACGAGCCCAATTAGGCGCAGTCCAAACGCACTCAACATCAACCTTACGAAGCTGATTAAGCATTCGTATCAACTGCGGAGGAACAGAACTAAAAGACCTACTAGGCAAAGAAGAAGAAATCTCATCAAGCAAAAGAACGCAATTCTCAAGCCTCGTTAATTCTCTCCAAGAAGTTAAAACCGAGGCGTTGGGGTGATCAATCTCACAAGTACTAACGACCTTGCGACCATCTCGCAACGCGGGAGCTACAACCATAGCCATAGCCGCAAGAGTCTTACCGCCACCATTAGCACCAACAAAAGCATGAATATTAGCCACGATACTTCCCAACGTAACGAACGATATAGCGAACGCCAAACGAGGCCAAGAACAAACCAATTAGATACGGAACGGACGCCATTATTCCTTGAGGAATATTACTACTCCCAGTAGAAAAATCAGAGGCAACAGAAACAGAAGAAGGAGTTGTAAAAATGGTAGTTGTAGTAACTGGAACAGTAGTTGTGGTAGGAACAGTCAAAACAGAAAACGTATTGACGTTATTCACGAGACCAGCATTCAACGAAATAGCAATAGAGCCAGCTGCAACAGTGCCAACAAAACTTGGAGTTGCATTAAAACTCAAAAACGATGTAGTCCCACCACCCCACGAACACGCCGATCCATTCGACGTGGAGACATTGACATAAACATAGGAACCGGACTGGGACAAAGTAACAACACAGTTAGTAAAACCTTGCAAATTAAACGCAGTCTGAGTAGGAACAGTCCAAGACTGAGACAAGCTGAAATACAGAAAATTAACACCACCAGTAACAGATCCAGCGGAGGTATTTGTAACCTGAACTTGAATGACTACTGACTGGCCGTTATACGCCTGACTCTGGGGCGTGAAATTAAAAGCAGTGATAGTAGCACCAGCAGGCAACACAAATAGAGCCAAAGGCAACACAAACGAAACAAGAGCAACCCGGAGTTTCATAGACCGCGCTTCCGAGAACCCCAACGCGGAGACATCGGGAAACGAGCCTGACTCATCAGGCCATAGGCATTCGTTCTCGAAGCGCGTACAACATGACGATTTGAACGCCATTTGCCAATAGACCAAACAACAAAAACGGCCAACAATATGTAAATAATTTGGTGCATAATTTCCTAAAAAAGCAGGGCAACGGGGAAAGTTGCCCTGCTCGCGTAAAGACTAGGCATGACGCTTGCCAAGGAAGCCCTTGACATAACGCACACCCCAGAACAACAGAGTCAGACCAATCATGGCCGTAGAAACAGCAATGATGATCGGGCCTGCAGTCGTGCTCAAGGTACTAGCAAAGCCAGTAAGAGCCGACGTGGGGTCGTAATTGGTAACCACCGAATCACCTCCCCTCAAGCGTCACGGCTCGACCACCGCAAACACCGGTCATACTAGAAAAATCCTGCGAAGGAAATGTCCAAAAACAGCCAAGACAAAACCACCGAAATAAGCGGCGAATTCATAACTAGTCACGAGACCCGCTTAAAGAACTTGACCACGAAATCAACGCCGAAAACGACGAGAAACATAGAAACACCAAAACTGAGAATATTAACAAAACTAGACGAATCCATCTCATTGTCCACCAAACATAAAGTAGGCAAGACCAGCTCCAGCGGTCAAACAAAGCAAAAATACGAAATCCTGCCACTGTGGATCGGCCCAGCTCACAAAAACACTTCTCCTGCAACATCACGGCCATAATTCAAATTGGCCTCAGAACGCGTCAAGAAAATATCGCCATCTTTATTAACTAAATACTCCCTTTTTCCTATCCGAATCCAATAGTGGTCTTCCTGATAAATCAGCTTCGCAGCTGCAATAGCGCGAGACATTAAAAAATTCCCCGAAAAACCGCGCGAACTCGTCCGGGACTCCAATAGTCCGCGCTTTGGTCAAATAGGTACACG